NAAATTACTTCATAGACCAAAGAGCGTTCAAATTATTCCCTCTTCTTTTAGTTTTCTGGTGAGTTCTTCGTTGGTCTTTCCACATTTGCAATCGCCCAGAACAAGAAAGGCATCGGCGCTGGTTCTGGTTATATTCCACACACCTCCCCCGATGCCTTTCTTGTTCTGGGCGACTGCAAATGTGGAAAGACCAACGAAGAACTCACCAGAAAACTAAAAGAAGAGGGAATAATTTGAAACTAATTCAAGGCGACTGTATAGAAGCAATGAAAGAAATGCCAGACAGTTCGATAGACTTGATAGTGGCCGATCCTCCTTATGGGTTGGAGTTCATGGGCAAAGACTGGGATAGAGCAGTTCCTAAATTGGAAGTATGGGAAGAATGTAACAGAATCTTAAAACACGGAAGTTTTATGTTCGTTCTGTCCTCACCAAGACAAGATGTTCTAACCCAGATGATAATGCGTATTGGTTCATGCGGTTTTGATGTTTCTTTTAGTCCTATCTACTGGGCTTATGCCAGTGGGTTTCCAAAGGCTATGAATATTGGTAAGATGGTTGATAAAAAAAGAGTCGGTGATAAATTTTGGGAATTAAGACAGTATTTAAGAGAATGTGTCAAGAAAAGTGGGTTGACTCAAAAAGAAATTAAGGAACATTTAGGTTATCCATTAAATAGTGGTGTAATTGGGCATTGGATTGGTATATCCCAACCATGCACCCCTTCAGGAAAAGATTGGCAAAAGATGAAAGAGATTTTACCGATTGATAATAGATATGACGATTTGATTTTAGAAGCAGAAAGAGAAGTTATTGGAAAAGGTAAATGTGGAGACCCTACTAAATGGTATTCACAAGGTAAAGAGGGAACTAAAGATATTGACATAACACTCCCAGCCACACAACAAGCCAAGACTTTAGACGGAAGCTATGCAGGATTCCAACCAAAACCAGCAGTAGAAGTAATATTAGTAGCAATGAAACCTTTATCTGAAAAGACCTATGTTGACCAGGCATTAAAGAATTCCAAAGGAATAACCTGGTTAGATAATTGTAGGATACCTTATGAGAGTGAAGATGATAGACAACAAACAAAAACTGGTTATACAGAAGTTCTTCCACTAGAAAGGGGTTGGAACCAACATTCAATGGAAAAGTTACCAGAAAAAATGGATTTACAAGGTCGTTTCCCAGCCAATCTATTAGTAAGTGATGATGTTCTTAATGATGGGAAGATAAGTAAAATAATTGGTAGACAAGAAACAACAAAAGGATTCAAAGATATTAAATTCTGTGGAAGTGCTGGTAAAGGAGAAGCCAAAGATTATATGGGAACTTGGCCAAATGATTCAGGCTCATTCTCAAGATACTTCGACCTAAACAAGTGGTTTGAAAAAAGAATACTTAAACTACCTAAGAATGTTAAAAAGACTTTTCCTTTTCTTATAGTCCCTAAAGCCAGTAAGAGTGAGAAGAATGAAGGATGTGAAGAATTGGAAGAAAAGAATATAGATTATGAAGGAAGAAAAGGGCAACAAAATTCACCAGTAAGACCGAATGGTAGTGTTAGAAAAGAAAATATAAAAAAGAATATCCATCCAACAGTAAAACCAGTCATGTTAATGTCTTATCTAATAACTTTAGGTTCAAGACCAAGAGATATAGTATTAGACCCTTTTGTCGGGAGTGGAACTACTCTAATAGCTTGTAAGAAAACAAACCGAACAGGAATAGGAATTGAAATCAATCCAGAATACTGCCAAATCGCAAGGAAAAGACTATCCATACTTCCAGAGAGTTTGGACAAATTCATCGGTTTAGAAAGTTCAAGTAAGAGTATTGCGGGTGAGGTCACACGAAACCAAGACTCTCTGAAAGAACCTAAACAACCAATAGAACTCGAAGAAACAATAGAAACAAAAGTAACTAGAAAAATCAAACTCGATGCCTGGCAACAGTGGAAGAACAAAATTGATCCTTCCCAAATATCTGAAAGAGTTGTGGAGGTCCTAAAATGAACGTCGAATCCGTATTGAAGCTCTACTCAAACCCGACCGGGTATGAAAAAGGGAATGGGATTAAAAATTCAGAGTGGGAATTGTTCGAGGACTATGGTAATGTTAAATTTTTTATCAACAGAAAATCCGACGGGTCAATAACTTTTTTGGTTGTTTTCAAATCGGCTCTCGGCGACAACAACTGGTGCGGCTGGATGCCCAACGAAAAGCAATGTCGAGTATTAATAAACAACTTCCCCTCGGTCGCGGAAAGGATCAACGAATATAATCTGATGATTAAAAATGGGTGGTAGATGATGAAAGACGAATCAACAGAATTAAGTAAAAATCGAAAAGAAGTAAGACAATCTTATGATAATTGGAAACGATTAGAAAAGTCAAGTCCTTCTAACATTTCGGGAGTTAATCCGACTAAAAATCAAAGTATGCTTGTTAAGGAACGATTACAAACAGAGCAATTTAATCTTGAGAATCTTAATCAGTCCATCAAAAATCTTTCTGTCGTTATCAATAAAACATTGGAGAAATTAAAATGACCAAAACCAACCCAGACTGTATTGTAATTGGAGTTGAGAGAGATGAGTAAGAAAATAATCATAGATTGTAGATACGACCATGAAAGAAAGCTCAGAAACTTTGAGATCGGCTGTTACTGGAACGGAATCGTACACTGCGGCCAGGCATTGGACTGCAAACAAAAGTGTCCGTACAAGGAGATGCTACAATGACCGATAATTCAACCACTATTGTAATTGGAGATGATTGATTTGAAAATAAACAGAGTATGGGCAATGCCAAACAAGTGGACATTCAAGATTAAACCGATTAAGAAACTTATTGATAGATATGTAAAGGGTGGTAAAGGTTGGATAGACCCGTTTGCTGGAAAATGTAGTCCTGCCGAATTTACTAATGATTTGAATTCAGATATGCCGACAAAATTTCATTTAGATGCCAAAGATTTCTGTACAACAATGAAAAATAATGGATTAACTTTTAAAGGGGTTTTATTCGACCCACCTTATACCTATGGTCAAATATGTGAAACATACAAACGAGTTGGGATTGAAAGAGCAGATTTAGTGAATAATAATCAGTTATATGCAGAAGTAAAAGATGCTCTTATGAATTTAATTGAACCAAATGGATTTTCTTTACACTTCGGTTTTCATTCTAATGGGTTTGGTAAAGGTAGAGGATTCAAAATTATCGAGATTCTTCTAATTGCTCATGGTGGTGCTCATTACGATACTATCGTAACAGTCGAACAAAAAGTTCAAACGGTGTTAAAATGAAAAATAACTTTACTGTAAAAGAGTATACTGAGAGGTTGGTGTTGTGAAAAGAAAAAAGATACCAATGAATTTAGTAATGCAATATGTTTTTCTATTCTTGGAATTTGCTTTTTATTTTGGTTTAAACCTACCCTTTAATTTAATTTTTGGAACTATTGCACTAATGGTTTCATTGTTGTTTGGTTTTGAGGTGTTAAAAGTATGACAATTAAAATGATCTATCCTTCTGATTTTAAGATTGTTTCTATTGATGTTAAGGACAGTATTGAGGGGTTGGTGTTGTGATGGATTTTGATTATATAATTCAACCACCGAGAAGATTTACTTTTCAGTATCCGAGATTAAGGAAATGGGTTGAGGGCAATTGTAAAGGAAAAGTTCTGAATCTATTTGCTGGTAAGACTAAACTTAATGTTGATGAAATTAGAGTAGATGTCAATCCTGAAATGAAAGCAGATTATTATCAAGATGCTTATGAATTTGTTAAGAATTGGAATGGAGAAAAATTCGATACAGTAATTCTAGACCCACCTTATAATGTGAGAAAAGCAAGGGAAAAGTATAACGGAAGATTTATCGGAAAGTTCACAAAATTAAAGAGAATACTACCAAGAATCCTATCTCCTAATGCGATAATTATCAGTTTGGGTTATGATTCGAGTGGTATGGGCAGAGGGTTCAAGAAGAAGAAAATCTGTTTAGTCAACCATTCTGGCGACCATAACGATACGATAGTTTTAATTGAAGAAAGAATCGGAGATGTGGGAAAGTGGTTAAAATGAAACACTATCCTTCTGATTTTAAAGATAAGGTTTTAATATGATTGAAGTTAGGGGAAATACTTACAATAATTGGATTTTAACTAAAGACTTCTGTGTGTTATGGAATGATAATGTTGATATTAAAGAATTAGAGAAGAGATTAGAAGTTATTTTAAAAACAATCAAGAGGGCAAAGAAATGAAACACTATCCATCTTCTTTCAAGGTTGTTAGTTGTGATGTTAATGATGATATTGAGGGGTTGGTTGTTTGAAATTACCAAGTAAATGTCCGAGTTGTGGTGGCAATAGGATTCATACAGAAACGGGAAGAGATATTTGTCGATATTATGAAGATGGGATTCTTGTCAAAGAAAGTAATGCACCATTACCGAGAAGAGTATTTTGCGATGGTTGTAATTATGAGTTCTATCAAGAAGAGGAATTAGAATGAAAATCCTAAAGGTTCTTAATGTGTATGCTGGTATCGGTGGTAATAGGAAAGATTGGGATAATGTTGAAGTTACTGCTATCGAAAATAATAAGCCAATAGCCAATATTTACCAAGATTTCTTTCCTAATGATGAAGTGATAATAACTGATGCCCACCAATTCATACTAGAAAACTTTGAAGACTTTGATTTTATTTGGTCGAGTCCACCTTGTCCAAGTCATTCTGATTGGAGAAGAGTATGGGTTAATGCGGGAAAACAAAAACCCATCTATCCAGATATGGATTTATATCAAGAAGTGATATTACTGAATCACTTTTTTAAAGGTAAATTTTGTGTTGAGAATGTTGTTGCCTATTATGAACCGTTAATTAAACCGCAAGAGTGTGGTAGCCATTGGTTTTGGGCGAATTTTCTAATACCCAATATTAAGATAGAGAAGAGAGGTTCAAGAGAGGATAGGCATTTTCTTGCTAAACGCAAAGGTTTTGATTTACCAGAGAATGTTACTAATAAAAGACAATTATTGAGGAACTGTGTTGAACCTGAACTCGGTCTACACATAC